TCCTTCATCAAACGGTTGCCAGCAGCAGTACCGGAAGGAGTAGCGCCAGCGGTGAAAAATCCACGCACTTCAGCATTGCGAGATAATGCTCTTAAAGCACCATAACCAAGCACCAAAGTGTCTGGCAAGATACCATGACTATTTGCACGAATAACATCGATCAAAGCGTGAAGATCGGTTAAAGGTTCAGCACCAGCTTGATTCCACTGTGTCCCATTTGATCCACTTGCTAAAGATGCGAGAGCAGATGTATAAGAGCCCCAATTTCCGGCGCCAAACAAGAGATTGGCTAAACGAGCTTCACGATTAAGCAACATAGATCTTTGTACTTTTTTGAAAGATCTTTGTTCTTCGTTGCCTGGATATTGTGAATACTTGATGTCTTCAAGGGCGATTTCATCGCTCAAAGAATAGATCTTTGTTGAGAAAGTTGTGCTTGAACGGTCAAAGTTGCCAATGCGTTGACGATCTGCACCAGGTGCTCTTTGTGCATCAACATCAGGAGAGCCCATGAAGTTGCGTGTTTCTTCGATCAAAAGAGTGCCTGTTGGGCCAATTGCTTTGACATCAACATTTTCAATAACTTGATCGGCGATCAGTTGTCCATCGCTAGGAATTGCTTCAATGGCAAGATTGCGAAGGATTTCATTGACTGGATGAATATTGCTATAAGATGGATTTGCCATTTATTTAGACTCCTAAAGATACATTGACGAGAATTTCGATTTCTTCATTTGCGCTTGCTGCGGTATTTGCAACATTTGGCAAGAAACGGCCTGCGATGATTTGAGTGCTACCGGCAGATCCGTCATAAGCATAGACTTTACCGGCAAGACCAGGCATCACAAAAAAGTCAGTTCCTGCAGTGATTGTACCACCGGCAACAACACGAGAAACACCGCTGATGCAAACATTGATTGCATCACCACTTGCGCCGGTAAGTTGAGCAACGCCAACGGGGATATCGGTGGCAGCGGTGCATGGGGTAACCTTGCCAGCATTATCAAGTTTGACAAGAGTCAAAGCGGTGACAGATGCAGATGCAATGAATGTTTTATAGATAGCATGATTATTAAGACTCATGATTTTATCCTTTGAAATGTTTGATGTAAGCGTCAGGTTGTTCAGATCTCATGACATTTAAGGCCTCTGAAAATGTGATGCCTTTTGTCTTTTTGATCTCATTTACTTGATCAATAAAGCTGATTTCTTGCGCAGTGCTGGCGTGTCCTTTTTCAGATAAATTGACGGCTTGATTTGCCTTTCTTTCGCTGAAAGATTGCCAGATAGCAGGAAATTTATCTTTGATATCGTAGGCTGATTCAACGGCTGAGACTTCACTAGGTGTGATCTTGCCTGTATTGAGAAGGCCGTCAACAACAAGCTTTCTTTCGGCTTGATGCTTTTCAGCTTGTAATGTCTTGACTTGCTCAGATAAAGAAGTTACTTGAGCGTGCAATTCATTCATTAATTTAGCTTCTGCTTTTTCAGTTAAAGCGGTTGCCTCATTGCATGCCTTGCCTTGCGCCATCATCTTTTGCTTGTCAAGATTTTCGCCGTCAAGTTTGATAGCGATTTCTTCACCTGCATCACCGCTCATGCTGCCATCTTCTGGCGCCGAGAGTTGATCATTTTCAGATTTCAAGCCTTCAATTTGAGCTTCTAGTTGCTTGACAAGTTGATCTTTTTCTAGCACCAAAGTTGCAAGTTGATCAACGGTCATAGCCTTTAATTCTTCTGGATTCATTATGTTCTCCATGAGTAAAACACGACTGATTTTGTTTTTAGATTGTGCTGGCCTAGCGGTCAAAGTCACTGCTTGAAGTTGAGCAAAACCAATTGGCTTTGGATCCCCTTCCCTTGCAAAGACTTCACCGACCAAGAATTCCGGTGATGGATATAAAACGCCTTCACTGGCTTTCACTAGATCTAAGCCAGCTTGAGTATATAGAGGCTTCACATAAAGTGCATCATCTTTTACATATACATCAGATATTTCACCGTATGCCATAGATTGAGCTGGATCAGTTGCCCCGTTATCCATAAAGGGGGACGATTGATGATTCCAATCGATGATGACTGGATCTTCATTGAGCCTTGCCTTGAATACTCTTACCATCTCAGAGAGGATTTGAGGAGTGACATCTTGAATCGTCTTGCCATTGATCCTTGAGTTGACCTTGCCCACAGAAAGCACCTTAATGTCTTGTCCTGGATATAAAGCAACTTCCCCCAACCTGACTCTTTCTCTAAATGCCTTAAAGTCAGTACGATCGGCGGCCTGCATGGAAGGTTCTGACAATGCTTTTTCTTTCTCATCAGCTCGCTCCATTTGTGCTAAAATTTTCTTTGCCCAAGTATAACCAGCATCACCGCCCCAACCATCCCAAGCCTGCCTCCCCTTGCCATATTCTTCCCAAGTTGAGCCTTGCTTGTCAACTTCATGTCTTGTGAAATAGGCCACCATTCTTTTAATGGTTTCAGGCGATAGGCTTACCCCGTTAGATAAATCCCTTGCTCGAGCAATCCCAACGGCTGTCATACCACGCTTTGAAGGTGGTTGCTCAGACCGTTTCTTTAGTGCTCTGATTGCTGCATCTCTTACGCCTTGAGGTGGAGTAAAATCAATCCCCTCATATTTTTTAGGAGCATTAAGATAAGCAGTAAATCGTCTATTCATCAATCTTTGTTTGGCAAGTGATATTTGTTTTTCATTCATCTGATCGCTCTCAGTCTTTCAGCCATAGCCAAAGCCGGATTTTGTGCAACGGCCCGATCTTGTGCCGTTCTAGTCGCTTCCATTGGCAACTGACCGGCGCCGATCTTTTGTCTGATAGCACGCTCAAGATCATCATCTGGCGTCAAGAGTTGAGCTTGCACCAAAGAAGGCAATGAAACCAAAGCCTCTGCAAGTGCATCAGCATCTAAGCCAGTATGCACTAAGCGTGGGAGTTTTGTTGTCTCAATGTTTCCATAATTCCAACGAATAAGACGGCCAATTGTGCCGCCTCCCCGTCTATCTTGTCCACTGATTGCACTGGCCACCAGATCGAGGAAGTTAATGCATGCACGCCTAAAGACTGACAAATGCACTTCACCGACTGATCTTGATCCAGTGTCAGAGATCCCTAAATTCATAAATTGCGCCATGAAGGCTTGAGAAATTTGATTGTCGCACTCTTGAATAACTTGTAAAGCGCCACCAGCATCAAAGCCGGTTGATCCTCCATAGGTATCAAAAGAAACGATGTTGTTTTCAACTAAATAGCTTTGCTCCTGCACAACATAGGCCTGCGCTTGCTGCTGAGCTTCATTGATCATTGCATCAACATCACCGCTTGAAATCCCCATCTGATCAATTGCTTGACGATTGACTTTAACAATTGGCGTAGGCACAGCCCACTTTTCAAGACCGATAGCCATGAGAGTAGCAGACCGTTGTTTCTCTTTCCACCACCACCAGCATGGACGTAAAAGGCCAATACCTTCGAAGTTTGATCCAGTGCGATTGAGAGTCAAAAGTAAAAGTTTTGATGCTGGGATAGGTTCTGGATTTACCCCGCCGACCATGATTTGAATAACGCCATCTAAATTCTGCTTGTCAGCTGACAACCATTGTTGATGAGATGACGGCTCACGATCAGCGTATCTTTTGAGAAAGACTTTCTCTTTTCCTAGAGAGTCTTTAGCGACACAATAAATCTCTTCTGCATATCTCCAACCATGTGGGATAAATTCCAAAAGATAATTTAATTGATCTTCAAAAGACAACTCCATCATGCCCGGATATCCCTTAAATCCAAATGCTTCATTGGCAAATCTGGCGAGTTCTTCACTAGTTTGATCGCCGTCTTTGCCTGCTTTGAATTCCCATTTGGCAGACAAGAGAGTCTGCTTGACCAGACTCCAAGACCGTCTGATAATTGGATCAGTTGCAAGCATATCTTCCGCCTCTCTGGTCCATGATCTGCCAGATAGCGCCGGATTTTGTTCCTTGCCAGTGATATACCCGCCTTGAATAGATGTTCCACTGATCCCATAAGATTGAAAATGTGGCTTTTCCTGAGATAGATACGGCATCTCTTGAGTGGATCTTGTCATGGTCATATATGGGAATGAAGTCATTTGTTCACCTTAATCAATTAACTTATATCTTATTGCACAAAATACCATTATATCAAATAAAAT